CCGATGCGCTACCCCATCAACTGCAACGACTCCCAAAGCGTTTGGACGCTTCGCCTTAACCCTATCACGGGCACTGCGCGGGTCCGCTGGTTCAATGCCCCCCTGACCGAATACCGCCACACCCACGTCTCCCGTCGCGCCATCCTGGGAATGCTCTGGTATTCTGGCAAGACTAGCAAAGGGGGATGGGTCAACCGCCACTGTCTGCAAAAGTCCGACTCTAAGCGTCTGAACTGGCGACCCATCATGGAGCAGATGGCAATTCAGCAACTGTCCACCGCCCAACCGATGGGACGCTTCTCCACCCTATAATGACTTCAGTTCAAACGACACCGATGAGCACCGCTACCTACAACGGTTGGGCAAACTACGAAACCTGGAATGCCGCCCTCTGGATCGGCAACGATGAGTTCCTGTACAACACCGCTAAGGCGTGTGTGGAATTCTGTGCCTCCTGGGAGACCCCCTGGGAAAAGTTCCAACGCTGTATGATGGAGGGGCAGATTGGTCGTTTCATCGGTCAAACTGGCGACGGTGTTCGCTGGGATGACCCCGCCATCAACGCCGCTGAGATGGAGGAGATGATGGCGGACCTCTGACCCTCCTCCCCCTTTCCTTTCAAACCACAAACCAACATCCTACCATGACCCGCGACCTGGCAACCTCCCTCCTGAACCGTGCCGCTGACGGAACCCAACTGCTGGCAATCCTGGACAGCATCGCCACCGATTTGGAAACTCAGGGCATCGATGCCGCCGAACACGCCAGGGTTGTCGCCCTGGGTGCCGAACCGATCCAGTTCTGACAACTGTCCACTCCCCCCGCTTTGGGGGACCGATTGACCCTATACTGACTTCAGTTCAAAGGAAACGACCTCATGACCATCGCCGCTCTGACCTCCGCCGACACCGCCGCTCTGGAGTTCTATCAAGAGAACGTCGCCTACGTTGACGGGTTTGGTCTGACCAACCTGGACCGTCCTGAGCGTCTCCTCTTTAAGAAGGGACGCCAACTGATGGAGGCAGCACTCGCCGCCGCTAAGGCACCCACCCGCGAACTCTACTCCGATGCAGAGGTCGTCTTCTTGGTTCAGACCTACCTGGCATCGGGTGCCGACATGCAGGCAACCCGCTCCGCCTACTTCCGCCAGTTCCCTGAGGCATCGCATTCTGCTTCCTCCGTCTGGATGAAGGTCTCCCGTATCCGCACCCTGGACACGGAGTTTGCCACCGATACCGAATGGCAGACCGATGCTCAGGTTGAGAGCATCTGCCGTGCCCTGGATGCAGAACGCTTCGGGTTCTGATTCGTTCGTGCAGCAGCAGTGCCCCGACCCCCCGACCGGGGCGGGGTCGCCGCCGTGTATATAAAACCCATGGGTCCCCTTAGTCTACAAAGTGTTACGATCGACCTCTAAATTCTTCAAGCACATATATAAAATCAAGGAACGAAAACATGAAAATGCAAAAAAATCCGGAGGAAAATTTTACGACCGTAGAAGTCGATACCGTGACTGGGGAGTATTATATAAAGTTGCCCGAGTGGGTACTGAATGATTTTGGATGGTACGAGGGCACCCAAGTAAACATGGAGATCGAGGGAGACTGTATTGTGATAACCGAGGTCCGTAAGGACTGAACGTAGTGAAATCAAGGGAGATTGACGTTACATAGATAATACTGTATGATACTGAAGTAATTACACTCTATTATGGCTAAAGGATTTACCGTAAAAGCAAAACCACCCACACCGTCTCAAAGTGCCCCAGAGTGGGACTATGAGAAAGCAAAGGAGATGATCAAAGGAAAGGCAATCGTCTTCTGTCTACCTGGAAGGGGTGTCTCATATACATATCTGAAAAATTTTGTACAATTGTGTTTTGATCTTGTACAAGCAGGAGCAAGCATTCAGATCTCGCAAGACTATTCATCGATGGTAAACTTTGCAAGATGCAAATGTTTAGGAGCGAATGTACTGCGAGGACCCGACCAAATTCCCTGGGATGGAAAGTTGAATTATGACTATCAATTGTGGATTGATAGTGATATTATTTTCAATACTGAGAAATTCTTGCAACTGGTTCTAATGGATCAGGACATTGCAAGTGGATGGTACATGACTGAGGACGGTCGTACTACATCTGTTGCACACTGGATGGAGGAGGATGACTTCCGCAATAATGGTGGAGTCATGAATCATGAAACTGGTGAAACCATGTCAAAGCGTAAGGAGCCATTTACTGTTGATTATGCAGGATTTGGATGGTTACTGATCAAGCACGGAGTCTTTGAACATGAGGATATGAAGTATCCTTGGTTTGCACCGAAGATGCAAGTCTTTGAATCTGGAGAGGTTCAGGATATGTGCGGAGAGGATGTAAGTTTCTGTCTGGATGCAAAGGAAGCAGGCTTTGAGATTTGGTGTGACCCTCGTATCAGAGTTGGTCACGAGAAGACAAGAGTGATTTGATACGATGACAGAAAAGTATACAATTCTCCGAAACAACAAAGTCTTATATAAGAACTTGACGGAGGAGGAGTACTTTGATATGATGGAGGACCTGTCGGTAGAGTTTTATCAGACAGGTCATCCAAGTCCACAAGAACTTGAAACTAAGATTACTAAGGAGTATTAATTATGGCTATGCGTAAGGGTGGCGGTTATGTTGAAGGCGCACCGAAGAAAACTCGTCAAGGCAGGGGTGCTCATACCAAGTATGCCGCGTCTTCTCGCAATAAAGCACGAAAGCGTTATCGTGGTCAAGGTAAATAAGACAGTTACTAAAGTCTTATGAGTTGTCTCATCACCAATCTACCATCTGTTGAGGTATGGGTTCGTAAAGAATATCTTACAGACCATCAAAGTGGGCACGGTGAATTTGTTAAGGGCGTCTGGGTTTCGGCAAAGTCGATTCCTGGACGCGCTTTTTATTTTGAGACATATTTACCAGAATATGCGGCAATGTATGATAAATTGCCTATCAGTGCCTTTTTATCTCGTCCAGAACTACCTGACCCTGATATGAACCTACCAAATCTACAGTTTTGGAACTGTATGGACTATGGTGTAGTCAGTATTGACAAGAAATTCATTGGTAGTATGGACTTTGAGTGTTATACACGCGACTTTGGAATCCAAAAAGGTACTTATGTTTGTACCATCGACAATTATCACCGTGATCCAGATATGGTTGACTGGGCAACGAGTGAAAATCCTGCCGAACATAAGTCACATAACCTGATTAAACTGAACAATGGACAATTTGCACTGTATCCAAACAATCGATTACGTATTTTTGATAATAGTCTGACACCTGCCGAACCAAAAATGCCAGATTTTAAGGTTTCCACCCAATATTATCAGGTAGAGTGTGGTTATGATCGTCTAGGAATGGGAAATGAAGATGAATATCACTGGAAGACTGCTCAAGAGCGTGAAATAAATACTGATAAGGGATAGCAACCCCTCTAAAAGTTCTGATTTTAACGAATCAGGAGCTAAAAATGTCAAATTATCACCAGGTTGATAAGGGAGAATTATTCATAGAGCAAGGAATGACCCTTATTACAGAAGTAGAAAGTGAGAAATACCTTAGAAAAGCATCAAAACAAAGAAAAATTACTCAAAATGAGGAACTCTACCCAATTCCAGACGATCGTTTAGAGCGTCCTTGTGGTGGTTCTCATGGTTTTGATGATTTTGTTGAAAGGTGGCATGAGTAAATATAAATAAAATCAAGAAAACTCTAGTCTAATGGCAGAACAAAGGATATCCAGATCATTTAAAGACATCAGTTTATCCTTTGTTCCTCATCCTGTGACAAAGGATCTTCAAATAATAAAAAATGAGAATGCGATTCGTAGATCCGTAAGAAATATTGTTGAAACGATCCCCACAGAAAGATTTTTTAATTCATCATTTGGATCTGATGTTAGGGGAAGTTTATTTGATTTCGTTGACTTTGGTACGGCATCTGTTATTCAAAGACAAATTTCTATCGCAATAGAAAATTTTGAACCAAGAGTTGATAATGTTAACGTTGATGTCAATCCTCAACCAGATCAAAATTCTTTTGAGGTAACGATCTTTTTTGATATTATAGGTCAAGAGTTTCCGACACAAGAATATACATTCCTCTTAGAGGCAACAAGATAAAAAATGCCTTTTACTAAATTTACCAATCTAGATTTTGAGCAGATAAAAACATCAATCAAAGACTATCTTCGTGCTAATTCCACGTTTAGTGACTTTGATTTTGAAGGATCTAATCTGTCAATTTTAATCGATGTATTAGCATACAACACTTATATTACTGCATTCAACAGTAATATGGTTGTAAATGAGTCATTTTTAGATTCTGCAACTCTTCGTGAGAATGTCGTATCCCTTGCAAAAAATATTGGATATGTTCCAAGGTCTAGAACAGCAGCAAAGGCAACTGTATCCTTCTCTATAACGACTTCGGAAAATGTTCCTACTCTTACCCTCAAAAGAGGTTTAGTGTGTGTTGGAGAGGCAAGCGGGACAACATACACATTCTCAATTCCAGAAGATATCACGGCAAATGTAGTAGATGGTTCAGCGCAATTTAATGAGATAGAGATATATCAAGGAACATATTTAACAAAATCTTTTACATACGATGGTTCATTAGAGCAAAGATTTGTTCTCAATAACTCATATGTTGACACATCTACACTAAAAGTATATGTTAAAAAAACATCAGAAAATGGACTTGGTATTGAGTATAATATAGTAGATAATATTTTAAATGTAGATTCAAAATCAAGAATTTATTTGATACAAGAAATTCAAGATGAAAAATATGAAATTATTTTTGGTGATGGCATAATCGGCAAAAAACTTGGTGATGAAGTTACTTCCGATGGTACAATCATAACTGCCAACTATATTGTAACAGATGGAAGAGACGGTAATGGTCCCAGTGTATTCTCATTTGCAGGAAGTATTGTAAAAGTAGTTGATGATGTTGAGACCGTAATTGATCCAGGCAATGTTACTATAACCACAATCAATCCAGCAATTAATGGTTCGGAAATAGAATCAGTTAATTCTATTAAGTACTATGCTCCAAGAGTTTATTCTTCTCAGAATAGAGCAGTTACTTCAAGAGATTATGAGGCAATAATTAAACAAATTTATCCAAATACAGAATCTGTTGCCGTTGTTGGTGGTGAAGAATTAGATCCTCCAGAATTTGGAAATGTTCTTTTGAGCATTAAACCCAAAAATGGGACATATGTGTCGGATTTTGATAAATCTAGAATTCTTAGTGATTTAAAGCAATATACTATATCTGGTATTAATCAAAGAATTGTTGACCTTAAGATACTATATGTAGAAATAGATTCTGCGGTTTATTATAATAATTCTCAAATATCTTTAGAAAGTTCTCTGAAAACAAGAGTTACAGATACCCTCACAAAATACTCAGAATCAATAGACCTTAATAAGTTTGGTGGTAGATTTAAATATAGTAAAGTTCTTCAAACAATTGACAATACGGACAATGCAATAACATCAAATATTACAACGGTGAGAATGAGAAGAGATTTAAGATCTTCGATTAATCAACTTGTACAATATGAACTTTGTTTTGGAAACAGATTCCATGTAAATCCAGAAGGTCGTAATATTTCTTCTACAGGTTTTACCATATTCGGAGAAACTTCTACGGTATATCTGACAGATACACCTACAATTTTATTAAACAACACTGCAGTAACCACTGCTACTGGTGCCAGTGATCTTTTCCTCAGAAGACCACAATCTATTCGCGCTACAGAGGGAGTAATTTCTATATTTAAGATTGATTCTGATGGAAATAGGCAGATTGTTGTAAAAGATGCCGGAACTGTTAATTATCAAACTGGAGAGATGGTTTTGGGTCCAATAAACGTTACATCTACGGTAAAGGCGAATGATATAATTGAAGTAGATGCTGTTCCACTATCAAATGATGTTATTGGACTAAAAGACTTATATTTGGTATTTGATATTTCAAAAAGTCAAATAAATATGAGAAGAGATGTAATTGCTTCTGGTGATGAAATAACAGGAAATGTGTTTGCTAGAGATTATTATACACCAAGTTATCCAACTCCAAAACTAATAAGAAACTAATATGATACAGACTGGATTTGAATCTAGAGTTAAGGTTCAGCAAATTATTGAGAACCAACTTCCAAGTTTTATATTGGATGAAAATCCAAATGCGGTAGAATTTTTAAAGCAATATTACATATCTCAAGAATATCAAGGTGGACCAATTGATATTGCTGAAAATTTAGACCAATATTTGGAGTTAGATAAACTCATACCAGAAGTAATAGTAGATAACTCTACTCTATCTACAGATATTAGTGCGTCTGACGATACCATTGAAGTATCGAGTACAAAAGGATTCCCAAGTAAGTATGGTCTATTTAAAATTGACGATGAAGTAATTACGTATACTGGAATTAGTGGAAATACTTTTACTGGTTGTATTCGTGGATTTAGTGGAATTACTGGATATCATCAAGATTTAGATCAAGAAGAATTGGTTTTTTCCGAAACTACATCAGATTCTCATACTTCTGGTTCAACAATAGAAAATTTAAGTTCTTTATTTTTGAAAGAATTTTATGAAAAGATAAAATATACTCTTACTCCCGAATTACAAAAGGTTGATTTTACTCCTAGTTTAAAAGTTAGTAATTTTTTAAAAGAAACAAAATCTTTTTATACTGCCAAAGGAACAGATGAATCTTTTAGAATTTTATTTGCTGTTCTTTACAATGAAAAACCAACTGTTTTAAATTTAGAACAATACTTAATTAAACCATCATCATCCGAATATTTAAGAAGAGAAGTTGTAATTGCTGAGGTTATTTCTTTAAATTTTGATGAAAGTGATTTTGATGCATCAAAATTATCTGGAAGGACTATTAAAAAAACTAATGATAGTTCTACTAGTGCCTCTATATCATCAATAGAACCTTTTAGAAGAGGATCTAAAACATACTACAAACTTTTTCTCTTTGTTGGATATAATGAATTTTCCGCAATTGAAGGAAATTTTGAAATAACTCCAAGCACAAAATCAACTTTAACGGCTTCTGTTGGATCTAATGTATTGACAGTAGATTCTACTATAGGATTTGAAGATAGTGGAACTTTAATATCTGGAAGCAATACAATACTGTATACAGGTAAGAGTATTAATCAATTTTTGGGTTGTTCTGGGATTAGTAACGAAATATCCAAAAATAGTTTAATTACATCTGATAAGACTTATTATGTTTATCAAGACAATGATATCTCTAAAAAAGTAGAGTTAAGATTCCTTGGAGTAATTTCAGATTTTATAAAAGAATCTGAAAATATCAGAGTAGTTGAAGGAAGTAAAATATCCATTAAAAATCTTGGAGATGTAGTAAAAAATCCAATTGAAAATAAAACATATAAAGAAATTTTTGCAAATTCTTGGATCTACAATACTGCAGCAAAATATGAAGTAGATTCAATAGAATCAAATTATATTCTTAATAGTAATGTTGACAAATCAAGTTTGAAAGTTGGTGATAGGGTAGAATTATTAGAAAGAAATGGTGAAGAAAGTTTTGTGGCAGAAACTGGAAGTGTTCCTGCTTATATCGACAATATTATAACAGAAAATACGGTAAAACTTGAAGGTTCTTTTGATACCGTTCCTTCTATAAAGTATGATCTTAGAAGAAAGATTAATACATCTTTTAGTTCTGGTGTTCCAATTGAATATGGTAATAATATAATAACCTCTGACATTCAAAATGTATATACTGATGGTAGTGATTATGCATATGTTGCTTCAAATTCTTTACCATCTGGACAGATTGATGGAGATAATAGTTACAGGTATAATATTACAAAAAATATTTTTAAGTTTACAATAAATTCTGAAGATAGATTATTAGATAAAAATTTAGAAAATCAGTATTCTATCATATTGAGTGATGTTAATATTCCATTTATAACTGGTGATAGAATTTATTACCAACCAGATTCAACTGCACTCGTTGGATTGGAAACAGGATCTTATTATGTTGAGGTTTTGTCTAATCCCAAACAGATGAGACTTTATAGTTCCAGGTCTTTTATAGGTGGAACTGATTATGAAACTTTTAGCATACCAAATGCTGGAATAGGTACTCACACATTTTCTTTGTATTCTCAAAAAGAAGATGAGATTGGAATTCAAAAAATATTTAAAAAATTTCCTTTAAATACAAAAATAAAATCTCCCGGAAAATCAACTACTCCAGGAACAACAGGAATGTTGATTAATGGAGTTGAAATTTCAAATTATAAGTCTTTTGATAAAGTATATTATGGTCCATTATCTAATGTGGAGGTTTTTAACCAGGGAAGTGGATACGATGTATTAAATCCTCCAGTATTAGAAGTTTCTTCGAGTAATGGAACAACAGCTTTAGTACAACCAGTTGTTAGTGGAAAAATTGAAAATGTTTATATTGATACGCAAAATTATGATATTGATAAAATATTATCAATAGATATTTCTGGCGGAAACGGTTCTGGTGCTATAATTGAACCTATTATAACACAACAATTTAGATCAGTATCTTTTGACGGAAGACAATCAACTAATGGTGGTGGAATAGGAACAGGATTAAACAGAATTCAGTTTACTTCCGACCATAATTTCCAAGATGGTGAAGAAATTGTTTATAATAACAATGGAAATTTAAATTTAAGTATAGATGGATCAACAACAACATTAATAGATAAACAATCTTATTTTGTTAAAGTAGAAAATAATAGGACTATATCTTTATTTGAAACACAATCTGATTATAATTTAAATATTAACAAGGTTGGTTTTTCTACAGGAACTGATGGTATTCATAAATTTAGAACGTCAGTACCAAAAAACAAAATTTCAACCGTAAAAATATTAGATAGTGGAAGTGGATATACAAATAGAAAACTTATAGTATTACCCACTGGAATTTCTACAGAAAATAATACTATTAATTTTGCAAATCATGGATTCAATACTGGAGAATTAATAACTTACAATTTTGAGACTTCTGGTATAACTGGAATTTCGACAAGCAATCAATATTTTGTTATTAAAATTGATGATGACTCATTTAGAATTTGCAATGCTGGAGTTGGTGGAACCATTGTAAGTGAGTTTAATAGAAGAGACTATATTAAGTTTTCGGATACTGGTTCTGGTTATCAATATTTTAATTATCCAGATGTATCAGTAACAATAAAATATAGTCCAGTTGGATTTTCATCTTCTTCTCAACAATATCAAGAGTTATCAGTAACTCCTGTAGTCAAAGGAAGCATCGTTGATACATATCTTTATGAGAAAGGAACTGGTTATGGATCAACAGTTTTAAATTATGAAGAAAAACCAGTAATAACTATCAAAAATGGCAAAAATGCTTCACTTAGTCCAAATATCATAGGTGGAGAAGTACAATCAGTAACTTTACAGTATGGAGGTGCAGAATACTATTCTATTCCAGAATTGGAGGTATTTGATCCAACCGGATCTGGAACAGGTGCTGTAGTTAGAGCAACTATTTCAAATGGTAAAATTTCAAATGCAATAGTTGTAAATCCAGGCATTTCGTATTCCACTTCTTCAAGTATCAGAGTAAAATCATCGGGAACTGATGCATCATTTGGAACACAAATTAGATATCTGACGGTCAATAATAACTTTAAGTTTGGAGATGAAATTTTACTAAATTCTTCCAATAAACTAAAATATACAGTTTCGGGATATTTCAACTCTTTAAGAACAGCATTTAAAGAAAGTTCTTCAAATTCACCTACACCATCTATTTCTAAAATTATTGGATGGGCTTATGATGGAAATCCAATTTATGGTCCTTTTGGATACTCCGATCCAGATGATGAAACTTCTACAAAAACTTTATTAAGTTCTGGATATTCATTAAATTCATCAAATGTCGTAGATAGACCATTAGGATTTATTGATGGATTTTTCAATGAAGATTATCAATTTTTACCTGGAGGTGATTTAGATAAAAACAATGGAAGATTTGCAAAAACGATAGAGTTTCCAAATGGAGTTTATGCGTATTATGCTACAATAGATTCTTCAGGAAATCCAGTTTTCCCATATTTTATTGGTGATGAATATACATCAGAAACATTAGATGAAAATGAGTCATTAGATCAATCTTTTGATTTCAAATCCTCCAATCTTTTAAGAAACACTTTACCATATAAAGTTTCGGATATTGGTGCAGGATATGATTATTTTACAGAAATTGATGATATAACAAGGCAAAAAATTAAAGTTGAATCCGTTTTTTCTGGTTCTATTGATGATTTTGAAATCATAAATTTTGGAGACAAGTATTCTGTCGGAGACTCTGTAAATTTTGACAATACAGGAACCAGTGGTGGTGGTTTGAATTTAGAAGTGTCATCAATAAAAGGTAAAGATATTGTTGATATAAACACATCAGTATTATCGCAAGATAATTTTATTATTTCGCAAAAAAATTCAACTAAGGTAGAAGTAACAAGTTCAAATTATTCAAATCACAACTTCAATCATGGTGATTATATAACGTTTTCAAATCTATCAAATAACCTTTCGGATTTAAATGGAACTTATAAAATATCAGTTCCCTCCGAATCAGCAACTTCACTTTCTACTGTAACAAGTTCTATCAGTATCGGTGGAACAGAACTATATCTTTCAAATATTCCGAATAATATATCAATCGGTAGCAGTATTGGCATTGGAACAGAATTTTTAGAAGTATTGGGTGTATTTGAAGATAAAAATATATTAAAAGTTAAGAGAGGTTTAACAGGAACTTCTCACAATAAAAATTCTATTGTCACTTTCTACCCCGATTCATTTACAATTGAAAAAGAATTAGATTATTTTGATTCTAAGGTTAATGATAAAGTTTATTTTAATCCACAAGAGTCTGTTGGATTTGGAACAACTGTTGGATCTTTTGATACAAAAACTTTTGATTTTGGAATAGAAACTGTAACAAGAAGTGTTCCTACAAAATCAATTTACGTAGAAAATCATCCGTTCAAAAATAATCAAAAACTTTCATACAGTTATACTGGTTCACTAATTAACGTTTCTACAGATGGTGTTAACTTAATTGGTGGTGGATTGCCTTCCACAGTTTATGTTTCTAACAAAGGTAAGGATTTAATTGGTTTAAAGGCTAGTATTGGAACTAGTGAATTTTTCTTCCACAGTGGAGGAGATGATAATGATTATGAATACTATTTCAATTCTGATTACACACAAGAAACTGGCACCGTATCTAGAGTAAAGGCAACCGTTTCGGTTTCTACCGCACATGGAATGTTAAGTGGAGATTTAATTAATCTTACAGTCAATCCAAATCTTTCTGTAGGAATTGCTTCCACTTCGGTTAAAGTTATCAGAGATTTATATACCTCTAAGATTCTTATTAATCAAATTGGATTTAATTCTGCTGGAGTGAATACAACTACAAATACTATTACTATTCCTAACCACAATTTATCTACTGGTGATAAAGTTAATTATTCGGCAGATGTAGTATCTTCTGGTCTTTCTACTGGTGATTTTTATGTTTATAAGGTGAATGATAATAATATAAAACTTTGTGAAACTTATATTGATTCTACAAACAACCCACCACTGGTGGTAAGTATTGGTGGAACAGGCGGATCTGATCAAAAATTATCATCAGTAAATCCAAAAATCAATTCTTTTAGAAATAATAACTTAGTATTTGATTTATCAGATTCTTCCTTATCAGGATATGATTTTAATATTTACTATGATAAAGAATTTAAATCAAAATTTGTATCAACCGCTTCTACTTCTGGTTTTAATATTTCTAGAATTGGAACAGACTTAATTATAAATTATGACTCTAATATCCCAGAGAAATTGTACTATGCTATAGAAAAATCTGGTGTTTTAATTCAACCAGATAAAGATGTAAAAAAATATTCCGAAATAAGTTTTGTAAAAAGTTACTATAATGGAAATTACAATATAATAGGGGTTGGGACAACTACTTTTGAATTAATTTTAGATACAAATCCAGAAAAATCTTCATATCTACAATCTGAGTGTGATATATTAGAATATACCACAAATTCTCCAACATCTACTGGATCAATTGACGACTTAAAAATTATTTCAAGTGGAAGTGGATATAAAAAATTGCCAGAATTTAATTCTATAACATCTTCTTCTGGAGAAAATGGTAAAATTTTACCAAAATCTAACAAAATAGGAAATATTAAAGAAGTAAAAATTATAAATCAAGAATTTGAATATCCATTTGATACTACTTTACAACCAAATGTTTTAATACCATCACAAATTTCCATCAAAGATTTCAACACCATAGATGAAATTATAGTTTCTAATGGTGGAGGAGAATTTCTTTCCGCACCAAATGTTGTAATTGTAAGTAATGATACAAGAAAGAAAATTGATTCTGGATTTTTACAATCAAAAATTACCGGAAGTTCTATACAATCAATTGAAATTGTATCAGAACCACAGGGACTTCCAGATAATTCTGTAGAAATATTTACTACCAATAACAGTAATGGCATTACTATTCAAAGAATGCAATCTTCTAATAGTGGAATATTTACTTGTGAAATAACAAAACCATCATTCGGTTTACCAAACCTATTTGATCCAGGTGATGAAGTTTTTATTGAAGGAATTCAAAAATATAGTTCTGATGGACTAGGATTTAATTCTGAAGATTTTGGATACAAATTCTTGACAGTAGACAATTATATAGTAAGTTCTCCATATGATCTGGTAGTATTTGATGTATCTGACATAACAACTAACACTGGAACAGCAAAAACTATTCAGGATGGTTCTGGTATTATTGTAAACAAAAATAATTATCCAGAATTTGAAATTTCATTGAAGAGGACAAAATTCTTAATTGGAGAATCTTTAATTTTAGGTGATAATGAATTAGATCTCATTGTTACTAATACTGAGGGTGAGTATTTAACAATTGATGGATCATATGATCTTTCTGCAGGACAAACTATTATTGGTAAAAATAGTGGAGTAATAGCAACTGTAGATTCTGTCTCAAAATATTCTGGCAAATATAGTGTGAAGTATTCATCAGATTATAATTTAGGATGGTCCAATGAAATTGGTAAGTTAGATTCCGATACTCAAGTCACACCAAATAATGATTATTATCAAAATTTATCATATTCGGTAAAGAGTAGTAAAGAATACTCTACATTAGAGTCTCCAGTTTTTAGCATCCTTCATACAAGTGGAATGAAGAATTTTGCAGATACAAAAATTGATAAAACTTCTAATGTTGGATTCTCTTCTGGTTTAGATGAAAGTATATACTTAAATAAATTTGAAGATTCTTATAGAGTTGATGCCATTTATAATTTTGATTTAACATCAGACTATGAAGTAGTTAATGGAACATCAAAATATTTGAAATTAAAAAATATAAAAACTACAGATTACACAGAATATAGAAATTCTGAAGTTTTAAGCATAGATGATATTAGTAATTTGTTCTCTTATTATGAGGATGAACCTAGCGAATTTTTAAATATTCTAAAATTAGACAATGGAAATTCTTATAATAACTATTTGATTAAAATTACTAATTCAAATAACACTGAAATTCAATTTACTGAACTAATAACTTTAAACACCGGAGATGATCAGTTTATTATACAAAAAGCAAATATTCAAAATAATACCACCTCTTATGGTGAATTTGAACTGTTTGAAGATGAATTTGGTGATACCTACTTGAGATTCATACCAGTTGATGCTTATGACACTGACTATGACTTAAAATTAATTAAAAATTCGTACACATCATCTTTATCTGGAATAGGATCCACATCTATTGGATTTGTGGATTTGATTAGTTCCAACAAAGTTGTAGGACCAAATACATCATCTTCTATTGTAGAGTTAAATTCTAGCAATTTCGAATCTTTGTATGCAAATGTTCAAGTCATAGATAATGCTACCGATGAGATGAATTTTGTTGAGTTGTATGTTGTTGGAATTGGAACTAATACTTTTATATCCGAATATTACTCAGACTCTGACTTTACAAATTCCACATTTACATCAGACTCTATTGGATCATTTGAAGCAAATCTAAATGGTGGAACATTATCCTTAAATTATGATAATGTAACATCAAATACAAATACAGTAAGAGCAAAGATAGTTGGATTTGGAACAACTTCTTTGGGTGAATCTGAATATAGATTTAAAACTAATAGACAAACAGACGGTTCTGAAAGAACTGTGGTTTATCAATCAAATTATGTCACTGGAATAGGTGCAACAACTGTAGTATCTCTCAATAAAAACTTCTATAATGCAGTTAAATCTATTGTTGAAGTAAGTATAGGTTCTACTAAAGCTGTCCATCAAGTAATGATGGTTCAAGATGGCACCAATGTTTATGTTCATCAATCTCCTTTACTTTCTGTAAGTGGTATTAATACTTTCGATACTGCCCTTGGAATAGGAACATTTGGAGGAAATAATAGTGGATCAACTCTAGATTTAACATTTACACCAGAAGCAGAATATTCTTCATATAATTTAGAAATTTCAGCATTTAGTCAATATTTCTATACAGATTATGATATAATCAACACCCCAAAAATATTAGAGTATGGTAGTATTGAAGAGGAAATGCAGATTAAATTCTTCAATTCTATTAATGGAGATAGAATTAATAGAACTAACTTTAGTTTGACTAGTGATGGATTCCCAATTTTTGTTAGAATTTTTGATCCACAAGATACAAATGCTCTAATTTCAACAACTGGGGTCTTTAATATAAACAATCATTTCTTCAAAAATAATGAAGAATTAATTTATACACCAAAATCATCGGTTATCGGTCTTGCTACAACTGCAATGACTTATAACGATTCAACTAGTGGAGTTACTGATATACTTCCATCGACAGTATTTGCAATTGTAAATGATTATGATACTTTCCAAATATCAACAACTAGAGGTGGAACACCAGTAACATTTACAGATCTTGGTGGTGGAAACATTCACCAGTTTGAGATGTTTAATAAAGTTAATAAGACAATTGTAACAATCGACGAATTAATTCAACATCCACTAATTTACAGTGGAGAATCACGCACTTTATCTGGAACAATTGGTACTGAAACAACCTTATTTGAACTTAATAGTATATCCCGTGTAAATCCATCAGATATATTAAAAATTGAGGATGAATATGTAAGGGTTGATAATGTTGGATTGGGAACTACGAGTGTTGGACCAATAACAAACAATGGAACATTTAATCTTGTTCTTGTCGAAAGAGGATTTGTAGGAACTTCTTCCACTAGCCATTCAGCATCTACAACGGTAGACATTTATCGTGGCGCATATAATATTGTAGGAAATGAAATACATTTTGCAGAACCTCCAAGAGGGAATCCGCAAATTGATAGAACTAGTTCCAATTTAAATTTTGATACCTCAACTTTTGCTGGAAGGGTATTTTTAAGATCAGATTATACTACCAATAAAATATATGATGATATATCAAACCAGTTCAATGGAATTGGAAGAACATTCACTCTACAAGTTGGTGGAGCAAATACATCTGGAATTGGAACAATTGGCGGAAATGGTATAATTTTAATAAATGGAATATTCCAACAACCATCAACAGAAAATAATATCAATGGAAACTTTAATATTTTAGAAACAAAATCTCCTGCTCCAGGAATATCCAGTGTTGTATTTTCTGGAGTAACAAAACCAAACAGTGATCCAATAGAATTCTATACGTCAGAGTATGATATTAATGTAAATGAAACTCCAAGAGGTGGAATAATTATTTCTTATGGATCTACTACAGGACTTGGTTTTGCACCCCTTGTAGGAGCTTCTGTAACTGCCATAATCGGTGCCGGAGGAACTATCGCAGGTGTGACAACATCACCTGTTCTGGGATCATATGGATCTGGATATTATGGACCAGTGAGTGTTGCTGTTACTGAAACAGGTCATACTGGGTCACCAGCAACAATTACAGCAGTTGTTGGTGCTGGTGGAACGTTATCATTTAACATAGATGCTCCAGGTTCTGGGTATAATAGTCCATCAATATTTGTTTCACCACCTTCTTATGAAAATCTTTCTGTAATAGGTGTTTCTAGACTTGGTATTGGTACAACAACAACCACAGGTATTGGACTTTCTATGAGTCTTAAAGTAGGACCTGTGGGACAAACTGGAGCAGGTGCAACATACTTTGGTGTAACAGATTTTGAATTTACTAAGATTGGATATTCATTCCAAAGAGGTGATGTATTTAAACCAGTAGGATTAGTCACAGATGGAAGATTAGCATCTCCCATAGAAGATTTTGAAATAACAGTCATTGAAACATATACCGATAAATTTGCCTCTTGGGAATTTGGTGAACTTGATATGATTGATAATATATCTCCTTATCAGGATGGTCAAAGAACTAGTTTCCCACTCTTTTATAATTCACAGTTGCGTAGTATTCAGGCACGAGAAGATAGTAGAGTAGACTTTTCAAGTTCTTTACTTATTTTTATTAATGGAATTATACAAGAACCAGGATTTTCTTATATATTTGGAGGAGGAACATCAGTAATATTTACAACTCCTCCGAAAAAAGATGATAATGTAACAATTTATTTTTATAAAGGTTTAGATTCTGATGTCGTATCTGATGATGTTGATGAAACACTCAAAGTGGGCGATGAGGTTCAACTTCTAAAAAATAATTACATTCAAAATTCTGTTGCCCAAGAAAAAAGAGTTATCACGGATTTAACTTATTCCGACAAATTTGAAACCAATCCATATATTGGACCTGGAATAGAATCTGACGAAAATAAAAATAAACCATTATTGTGGATAAAACAAAAATCAGATAAAATAATCGGTGGTGAAGTCATATCAAAAGCAAGAGATTCGCTTAAAGCTTTAATATACCCAACGGCAAATATTATCGGTGATATTTCTGTTTCTGATGATTTTATATTTGTTGATGATGTTACATTATTCAGATATGAAAATGATGGCGGTAGTTATGCTGTACCGTTTAACGGATTAGTTGTAGATAATGTAACGGTTGGTGTTGGATCTACTGCCTCGGTTGATTATGTTGAATTTATATCAGACTTTAATATTATTCAGGGAATAACGGGAGATGTTACTGGAATCACATCAATAACATCTCCACAATTAGGGATAGAATTTGCAATTAATGACATGACAAATCTTCAAGTTGGATATCCAATTTATATAACAAACACTAATGTTGGAAGTGGGGTTACTTCAATTAATCTTACTAATACTGAAATAATAGCAATAGGAACAACATACTTAGATAATATTTACAGAATTCAAGCAATTTCTAATACTGGAGGAAGTACTGGTATTATTACATGCTATGTGGATTCTAATTCAAATCTAAGTGGAATTGATACAACAGGAAGTGTAAACTATCCTGTAGGAAGATTCTCTTGGGGAAGAATATCAAATCCCACTGGTTTAGAAAGATTGAATCCGATTGGAATAGGTGTAACAGGGAGAGTTGTTTCTGGACTTTCTACATATCCAATAATTATGAGAAGAGGTGGAGATGTGACTTTGAGAGGTAAAGGATCAATTTACAATATATAACCCTACAAAATCTTTATAAATATCTAAAAAACTATTAATATGTCTGCTTTAGTAACAGATAAATTTAGAATTTTTAATGCAGGTAATTTTGTAGATTCTGTTTTAGATTCGAATAATTCTTATTATGTATTTTTGGGTTTATCAAACCCAGAAACTCCCAATTCTGGATTTGGTAGGACTACATCTTGGAGTGATGAAGGTGAAACCCCGCCAAATCCAACAGACAACCTTCAGTATATGTCTCATTATAGAGACACATCACTTTTTGGAAAAAGAGTTACATCTGAGAATATCAGAAGAGTTGTGAGAAAAGTAGAATGGACTTCTAATACTCGCTATGAAATGTATAGGCATGATTACAGTGCCAACAATAGAACTCCAAACTCAGAATCTCTAAGACTTTACGATTCTAATTATTACGTAGTCAATAAAGATTTTAGAGTTTATATTTGTATTGATAATGGGTCTTCTGGCGAGAATTTGAGAGGAGAAAATTCTAAATTTGAACCAACATCTACAGATTTAGCACCATTTTCTGCAGGAAGTGACGGATACCTTTGGAAATACTTATTCACAATTTCTCCAAATGATATTATTAAATTTGATTCCTCAGAATATATTATTCTTCCAAATAATTGGAGTTCTTCGGAAGATGCTGAAATATCGAGAGTAAGAGATGGTGGAGATTCTGATGTAAATGAAAACCAGATTAAAAAAGTTTATATAGAATCTGGAGGAACAAGCGGATATAGTGATGGAGTTTATAATATTTTAGGCGATGGTGAAGGAGGACAGGTAGAAATAATAACGACAAATGGTGTAATTACCGATACAAATGTAGTTGCTGGAGGGAAAGGATATACTTGGGGTGTTGTAGATTTGCAAAGAAGTGGAACTATTGCTTCTCCTCCAGCAAAACTTATCCCCATTATTCCACCATCTAAAGGTCATGGATATGATATTTACGAAGAGTTGGGTGCTGATAGAGTTTTAGTTTATGCCAGATTTGATGATTCTACTAGAGACTTTCCCACCAATACCCAATTTGCTCAAGTAGGAATAATTAAAAATCCAAAAGAGTATTCTTCTGGAATTACAACATATACTGCATCCACATATTCTTCTCTTTATTCTCTAAAACTGGATGATTCATATACAGGAAAACCAACTATAGGGACTAAAATAACACAATCTCAATCAGATACAGACATTGCGAAAGGTTATATTGCTTCTTATGATAGTGATACAAAAGTATTAAAATACTATCAAGATAGATCTTTGTATTTTAGCAATACTGTAGACCAAACTGATAGAAATGATATAAGTGTTGCATCAAAGATTGTCAATTTTAATAATACTAACAGTATAACTTTTCAAGATACTTCATCTACCAGTGTTTCTTCAGGTTTTACTGGTTCTGTTTCTAATGGTGTTAATTTGGGAGTTAATTTTACTGGAGGTCTTGCAAATCCAGAGATAAATAAAAAGACAGGGGATATTATTTACATTGATAATAGACCAACTGTCGAAAGAAATATAAGACAAAAAGAAGACATTAAAATCATTCTGGAATTCTAAAAAAGATGGCACAAAAAACAGACTTAAACGTTAATCCATATTTTGATGACTTTGATGCAGATAAAAATTTTCATAAGGTCTTATTTAAGCCAGGATTTCCAGTTCAAGCTAGAGAACTAACCACTCTTCAATCCATTTTACAAAATCAAGTTGAAAGTTTTGGAAGTCAAATTTTTAAAGATGGATCGATAGTATCTCCCGGAAATATATCATATGATAGTCAGTTTTATGCCGTAAAGATAAATTCCAGCAATTTTGGAGTTGATGTTTCTTCTTATATTAACAATTTTATAGGAAAAACAGTAACAGGTCAGGTATCGGGAACCAATGCAAAAATTCAACTGGTTGCTCCTATTGGGGGGAATGTAGAGGATTTAACAATTTATGTAAAATATTCAAACTCCAACAATAGTTTAAGTTTTTCACAATTTCAAGACGGCGAAGCATTAATTGCGAGTGAAAATGTTACTTATGGTAACACTACAATTAATGCAGGAACACCATTCGCAACATTAATTGGTTTAAATGCAACTTCGATTGGATCTGCGGTATCAATAGGAGAAGGAATTTATTATATTAGAGGAAATTTTGTAAATGTTTCAAAGCAAACTTTAGTATTAGATTATTATACAAATACGCCTTCATATAGAGTTGGTTTAAAGATTGAAGAAACGATAGTCAATGCAAAAGATGACTCTTCACTCTATGATAACGCAAAGGGATTTTCAAATTTTGCAGCTCCTGGAGCAGATAGATTTAAAATCAATCTTACATTAACCAAAAAAACATTAAGTGATATAAATGATACTGATTTTATAGAATTACTTAGATTAGAAAATGGTAAGATTAAAAAAATTAATACAAAAACAGAATTCAACAAAATTCAAGATTTTCTTGCAGAAAGAACATATGAGGAGTCTGGACATTATTCAATAGAAGATTTTGATATTTCTGTTCACAATTCATTAAATGATAAATTAGGAAATGATGGTCTTTTCTTAAGCACACAGTCAACTGATCAGAATAATACCCCATCAGATGATTTAATGTGTGTAAAGTTTTCTCCGGGAGAAGCTTATGTTGGTGGATATAATGTAGAAAAAGTATCTAATACTATTGTCGATGTTGAAAAACCAAGAGATACTCAAACTATTACTCTAGAAAACATTCCATTTGAGATGGGTAATGTTTTAAGAGTTAATAATGTATCTGGAGCACCTCAACAAAAGGGAGCGGTAGAACTCTATAACCAATTTGCTGGTGCTGGAACAAAAATTGGAGATGCTAGAGTATATACATTCAATCTAACTGACACCGTATATGAAGATGATTCAACAAATTGGGACTTATACTTATATGACATTCAAACATATACGTCACTTACGTTAAATACTCCTGTAGGTCCATTAGGATTTACGACTTCAACTTATATTAAAGGAAAGAGTAGTGGTGCTAGTGGATATGCTGTCGATTCTGGCACTGGTAGCACTATTTCCCTGAGACAAACATCAGGAACATTCTCTTCTGGGGAACAGTTGATTATCAATGGTATTGATGCTTCTGCAACCGTCAGTGCTTCAATCGTTTTTGGAACTAGAGATATTAAATCAGTTTCTCAAACTGGTGTAGCAGGATTTCCAGCATTTACCGCAGATTCTTTACTTGATACTTTTGATTTACCAAATGGAATTACTGGGGGAACCATCAGTGGTGGTAATACTTTAGTAAGTCCAGGAAAAGTATTTACTGGAGTTAAAGTAGGCGACATTATTCGCTATCAAACAACAACTGGGGATGAAACTTTCAATAGAGTAACCGCAAACAACACCACATCATTAACAATAGCATCTTTAACTGGTGTTTCTGGCGTATTTAATGGAGCAGTAACTAATGGAACTTATTCTTCCATTAAACTTGGAGTTCCTGTCATAAAGAACGAGGATGCTGGTTATCTTTATACAGAACTCCCTGAGAAAAATATTCAATCAGTAGTTCTTACAAATTCAACCTTAGAAATTTCTGAACAAATTACAGGAGAAACCACAGATTCTGGTGGTGTATTAGAATTTGACGGAACAAATCTCCAAGGTTCGTTAAAAGCATTTAACAATCAAAGATATTCTGTTCACTACACTGGTGGCGGCATTGGAACAGTAACCTCAGATGCTTTTGATTTGACTAATGATCAAGTTACAATAACAGGTCTTGAAGGAAGTGAGACAAGTGTTGTAGTTAACGTTACAACTGTTAAAAATAAAATACAAAGTAAAATTAAAAATTATACCAGAAACACAGTTCTTGATGTAATTTATTCCAAAAATAAAGAATCTGGTGTAGGTGTCAATACCTCAATTAATGATGGACTTACTTATAATACAAATTATGGTCTGAGAGTTCAAGACGAAGAAATCTCTCTCAACTATCCAGATGTAGTAAAAGTATTGGCAGTTTATGAATCCCTTGGAACTTCTGATGCCACATTAACTAGATTGCAATTTGCAGACACTTCAATTGTAACAAATGCAGTTATTGGTGAAAATATTTCAAGTTCTACAAATAACACCATCGCCAGAGTTGTTTCAAAACCAACAGCAACTCAAATTGAAATTGTCTATTTGAATCAAGGCAAATTTATTTCCGGACAATCGGTAACTTTTGAAGAAAGTAATGTTACGACCAGTATTCAATCAGTAATTTTAGGTTCATATAAGGACGTAACCTCGACATTTGATTTAGATAAGGGTCAGAAAGAGCAATATTACGATTATTCGAAACTTAAAAGAAAGTTAGGATCTTCTATTCCTTCAAGAAGGTTGAAGGTTATATTTGACCATTATACGGTTAATAGTGGTGATAATGGTGATGTGTATACTATTCTTAGTTATGACAATGATAGATTTTTAGAAGATATTCCCGAAATTGGTCTTAATAAAGTAAGAGCAACAGATACTTTAGATTTCAGACCAAGAGTATCGCAGTTTACTGATATTGACAAATCACCATTTGACTTTGATTCTAGAAGTTTTGGAACTTTGCCAAAGTTGGTCCTAAAACCAAAAGAGCAGTCATCTATAGGTTATTCTTATTACTTACCTAGAATTGATAAAGTTTTATTAGATATCTTTGGTAATTTTATCGTTCAAAAAGGAATTTCTGGTAAAAATCCTAAGGTTCCTGTAAATTCAAATCCAGATAAATTCATGGATTTGGGAACAATTAAACTTCCAGCATATCTTTATAATCCAGATGATGCTTCTATTTCTTTGGTAGATAATAGAAGATATACAATGAGAGATATTGGAAGTCTTGAAGATAGAATTGAAAATCTTGAAAAAGTTACTTCTCTATCTTTATTAGAATTGAGTGCTCAGGCAACTCAAGTACAAGATGCTAATGGCATTTCGAAATTTAAGACAGGATTTTTTGTTGATGATTTCAGGGGGAATTCATTAATTAATTTGGACGTATCTTCTATACAAGTAGATCCAAATGAGCAGGAGTTGATACCAATAATCAGTAGAAACACATTAAAGAGTCAAATTGCGCCTAAAACAGATGTTTCTAGTGAAACATTAGATTTTTCTCAAAACTTTAATCTTTTAGATTCTAATGTTAAAAAAACAGGTGACACAATTACTCTGGCATATGATGATGTTACTTGGATTCAACAATCTTTAGCAACAGAGTCTGAAAATGTAAATCCATTTAATATTGTTTCTTATAAAGGTTTCATAAAACTATCTCCATCAAACGATAGTTGGACGAAAACTGTTAAATTACCTAAAGGAGTAGTCACTTTCTCTGGAAGCACCAAATACATGCGTTCCAGAAACACACAGTTCTTCGCAACTAACTTACTTCAGTCAACACAATTCTATCAATTCCTTGATGGTGAGTCTGGAGTTGATTTTATACCTAAACTGTTAGAAATCGCAGCAGATGGTACTTTAACAACTTATGGTTCTTCTGGTGTATTTGAAGTTGGAGAGACTGTAATTGGATATGATGATAATGAATCTATTATTAGTTTTAGAGTTTGTAACTCAAATCATAAGACTGGTTTCTACAATTCACCTTCAACAACTTTTAGCGCAAATCCATATGATAAAAATGAATCATTATCAACTGGATATAGCCAATCATCAAAAATATTAAACGTTGATACACTCGCATTATCAGAAGAAGCACAGGGTAGGTATTTTGGTTATGTAACCAAAGGCACTAAGTTAGTTGGTCAAACTAGTGGTGCAATAGCATATGTAAAAGATCTTCGTCTTGTTAGTGATCAATTTGGTGATTTGATAGGATCATTCTTCTTGAGAGATCCAAATACAACTCCACCACCAATAGTAAGAATTACTACCGGAACCAAAACTTATAAGTTAACAAGCAGTTCAACTAATGCATCTCCACAATCTGGAAGCAATTCAATATCTACTGCTGAAATAGAATACACTTCTAAGTTGAGAAAAACATTAAATCAAAAGAATAAATTAACTAAAACAACAGATAATTATTACAATCCATTAGCACAAACTTTTAGTGTTGGTGGAAATATTGAAGCACCAGATGTCAATGGTCAAAATGATGATGCTAATGGAGCATTTTTGACCAAATTAGATTTATTCTTCTCTTCAAAACCAACGACAGGAAATGATCCGATACGGGTAGAGATCAGAACAGTTAAACTTGGAACTCCAACTAAAAAAATTGTTGGAAATTCGGTTACTTTAAGACCATCAGATGTTAGTACTTCTACAGATGGATCTACCGCAACTACTGTTACTTTTGATCAACCAATTTATTTGGCTCCAGGAAAAGAATATGCTATCGTTTTAATTTCTGAAACAACAGATGGTTATGAAGTCTGGACAGCAAAGATGGGCGAAAAAACTATTAATACCCAAACTTTACCAGATTCTGAGGCAGTCGTCTATTCTCAACAATTTGCATTAGGAAGTTTGTTTAAGTCTCAAAACGGGACTATTTGGACACCAAATCAAGATCAAGACCTAAAATTTAAACTCTACAAAGCTAAATTTACTTCTGATGTTGGTACAGCATTTTTCTATAATCCACCACTTGATGAAAGTAACGGGTATGTTGAAAAATTGGAAAATAATGCGATAACTATTCTTCCAAAAACACTCATTCTTGGAATTACAACTATTGCTGATAGTGATGGTAATATTGGAATTCTGACAGTTGGAAGAAAAATTGCTGGATCTAATGGATTTGGTTATGGGTATGTTGTTGGACAAGGAAGTTCTGTAGGTCAGGTAACTATCACTAATGCTGGGTCAAATTATCCAACAGGAACGATTGTCGATTTACCAACAACAAATATTGTTGGTAGTGGTTCTGGACTTAGATTGAGTTTAACTGCCGATGCTGCAGGAGAAATCACTGGCATTGCAGCAACAACAGCATTTGGTAATGGATATAAAGTTGGTGATGTTGTTGGAGTAACTACCAATTTGGGTTCAGGTGCTCAGTTTACTATCTCTGATATAACTGGTCTTGATACTTTATACTTATCCAATGTTCAAGGAACAGTTGGTGCTGGAAATGCTTTTGAGGTTGGTGCGGGTGTTAGTTACTACAATGATTCTGGAACTATTGTATCTTTAGGATCTACAGATATAACCAGTGTTAGTGGTGGAACCGATTTAAATAGTGGAAAATATCTTAATGTTAAACACTTTGACCATGGAATGTATTCGAATACAAATTCAGTAATTCTTACTGATATTGAACCAGATACTACTCCAACTACTTTAAGTGCTTCTTTAAGTAAGGATGAGACTGGAACGGTAAGTGTTGCAAGCACAGCAGGATTTGATACATTTGAAGGTCAAACTGTTGGTGCTGGATATACTGGTTATGTTCTAATAGGTGATGAAATTGTTGCATATACTTCGGTTGGATCTGGATCTCTTACCATTGCTGGTTCTGGTAGAGGAGTAGATAATACCATAGCACAACCACATTCCTCTAAAGATGTGGTTTATAAGTATGAATTGGGTGGAGTATCTCTCAGAAGAATTAATGGCGTTGAAAATTCTGTAAGTAATTTAGAAAATAAAATTGATAGTTATAATATTCAGATTGACATGTCATCTAATGGCAACGACAGATCTGGAGATGGCACAACATCTGATTTACCAGAATTATCATTCAACTATAAATCTTCTGTTGGAGGTTCCAAATTAAAAGCAACAGAAAACTTACAATTTAATGAAGTAGTTCCAAGGTACGATATTTTGATCCCAAGTTCTTCCACTAATGTTTCAGCATCTATTAGAACTATTAGTGGTAGAAGTGTTGACGGTTCCGAAACTCCCTTCTTAGATAATGGATTCGAAAATGTTGAATTAAATGAGGTTAATAAACTTAACTCCGTGAGAATGGTAGCATCGGAAATTAATGAATCTAATAAGTTAACCACATTACCAAGCAACAAGTCATTTACTACAAGAATTGTTTTGAGCACAGATGATGAAAATCTCTCACCAATAATATACACCAACAATTCATTGACAGAGTTTAGATTAAATAGACTTAACTCTCCAGTTAGTGATTATTCTGCCGATGGAAGTGTAAATTCTTTACTCTTTGACCCACATGCATCGGTATATGTTTCAAATACAGTAAAACTTACCCAACCATCCACATCTCTTAAAGTTATTTTGGATGCATATAGACATGAATCTGCAGATTTTAGAGTTCTTTATAGTCTAATTAAAGCAGATTCTAGTGAAGTTACACAAGAATTTGAATTATTCCCAGGATACGACAATCTAAAACTAACGGCAAGTGGTTTGAGTGTTATTAATTCTGCGAATAATAGTGGAAGACCTGACGTTATTGTTCCTGCAAGTTTGGAAGGTCAGTACCGTGAATATGAATTTACTGCCGATAATTTGGAATTGTTCACGGGATATACAATCAAAATTGTAATGTCCGGAACAAATCAAGCATATGCTCCAAGAATTAAAAATCTTAGAACAATCGCTCTGATATGATAAGAGTAGAGGGGCATAAAAATCTTTATAGAGATGAAAAAAGTGGTGCCATAATTAATTGTGACACCACTGCTTACAATAATCATATTAATATGCTACAACAAAAAGAGTTACAGAAGTCTGAAATTGATAGGATGAAAAGTGATATTGAGGAGATAAAATCTTTACTGAAAGAATTGGTAAAAGAAAAACATAGTTGAGGACTAATATAAATAGCTATACATGTACTGTAACTTTAAATAATGTCCGTTTATGTCTCAAATATTGTAATTGAGCAGGGATATGATTTTATAACTTATTTTCAACTTGAGGATCCCAGAACTAATACAGCTTTACCATTATCTAGTGCTACACCAGAAGCACAGATAAGAAAGCATTATGGATCTAGCACATCTGTATCTTTTGCTTCATCAATATATGATGCTGATGCGGGTGTTGTTTCAATTGCTTTAACTTCTGGTCAAAGTGCTGATTTAAAACCAGGAAGATATGTTTACGATGTAAAACTGACATATTCTGATGGTGGTGAATATAAAGCTGTAGAAGGAGCAGCACTAGTAAGAGCAGGGGTAACAAGGTAATGCCTAGTATAAACGACAGAATTGGAACTAAAAATGTAATTCGTGTCTTATCCAATGCAGCTGCGCCGCCTTTAAAATTAAATGGTCTAACAGACATTAATAGTGACAATAAAGAAAATAAAGACGGCAATATTTTAGTTTGGGATACCGTTACTGAAAAATATTATCTATCAAACACCATAGACTCAACAACATTTGTGTCTACTGGTTTTG